CTGTTGCTGTTCACCCGTAGCGCGATCGCCGGCACGCTTGAAGTGCCCGCCGGTACCCGTGTGCAGTCGATCGCCATCAACGGCAATGTGTATGAGCTGCTGACCAGCGTTGCAGCGACCTTTGCCGATGGGGTGGCCCAGTTGCTGGTTCCAGCCGTGGCCAAAGACGCCGGTAGCGGCTTTAACTTGGCGCCTGGCTATTTCTCCATCCTGCCGGAACCGGTACCGGGCGTTGTCCAGGTGGTCAATGCGGATGGCTGGCTGACCGTGCCCGGGGCGGACACAGAGAGCAATGACGACCTGCGCTTGCGCACGCGCAACCAATTCTCCGCCGTCAACCAGTGGCACACCGATGCCGTCTACCGCGCCATGATCGCCAGCTTTCCGGGCGTGCAGGCCGATGGCGTCTACTTTGAGCACAACGCGCCACGGGGCCCCGGCAGCGCCAATGCCCTGGTGCTGTTTGAGGCGGATGCCCCGGCGATCACGTACCTGGAAACAATCAACGCTTACATCCGCGACCAAGGCAACCATGGCCATGGCGATGACCTCCTGGTTCAGCAGATGCCAGAGACGTTACACACCGTCCGCCTGACGGTCTGGCCGAAGGCACAAGTGGGCATCGAGCAGCATGCCGCACTGCTCAGCGATATCGAGTTGTTCATCCGTGCTGCCTTTCGCGAGAGCACGGCCAGCGACTACCAGCCGACCGTTACCTACCCGCAGTCGCGGTTTTCCTTCAGCCGCCTGAGCGAAGAGCTGCATGAGCAGTTCCTGGGCATTGACTCTTTGCGCTTTGAGAACAACGACATCATCTCGGAATTGACCATTCCGCGACTGTCCGGAGTCGAGGTGGTCACCGGTGCTTAAGTTGAGTTTGCCGTTTTGGCTTGATGGTCCGGAGCTGGCCAAGCTCAAGGCCGCCGCGCAGTCCTGGTGGAGCAAGGTCGAAGGCTGGGTGAACTGGCCGCTGCTGCAGCTGGACGCCGAGACCTGCCACCTGTCCGTGCTCGATCTCCTGGCCTGGCAGCGCGATATCCAGCGCTTCCACGGCGAGCCCGAGCGCTTGTATCGGTTGCGGGTGAAGTACGCCTTTATCAACGCCGTCGACGCAGGCAGCACGGCTGGCATGGTCCGGATCTTTCAGCGGCTGGGCGTTGGCTATGTCGAGATCGAGGAGCGCATGCCCGGGCTGGATTGGGACGTGGTGCTGTTGCACCTGACCGACAGCCAACTGAGCGAAAACCCGGTGCTGCTGCGCGTGCTGATGCAGCAGTACGGCCGCACCTGCCGTCGCTATGACTTCGTCACCATCACCCCGGTGACCCTGAGGTTTGGCGTGGCCCACTTCAACGATGACCAGCAAACGCTGATCGCCGCCCTGGACGAGCAAACGCCTCGCCTGGTGCAGATCAATGAGCTGGCCTTCGTAACCATTGTCACCGACCCCCTTTAGGAGCACCCATGGGAGCAAGCATTACCCTCGCCGGCGAAAGCCTGATCGCCCAGAAACAAGGGGCGCAGGAAGTCCTGGAGGTTGCGCGCTTCGTCCTGGCGAACGTGCCTGGTCTGGATCCGACCAGTGTGGTCGATCGCGCCGCCGGCAAGCCGCCTGCCGCGCAGATCGTCCACACCGCCAACGTCAACCGCAAAGGCTATGTCAGCCCGCGCCAGGTGATCTACAGCTTGATGGTCAGTTCCGACATTGGCGACTGGGACTTCAACTGGATCGGTCTGGAGACGGCCGAAAACGTGCTGTTCGCCGTGGCCTATGTGCCGCTGCAGCAGAAGCGCAAGAACATCCCGCCGGAGCAGATCGGCAACAACATCACTCGCAACTTCCTGGTGGAGTTCACCGGCGCCCAAGCGTTGACCGGCATCGTGGTGGACGCGAGCACCTGGCAGCATGACTTTACGGTGCGACTGGGTGGCATCGATGCACGTGAGCGTTTGAGCAACCGCGACGTGTTTGGCCGCGCCTGCTTCTTGGCCGACAGCCTGCAGATGGAGCGCAACGGATTTGGCCTGTTCCAACTCAAGGCCGGGGTGGCCTACGTCGAGGGGATCCGGGTCCAGTTGACGGAACCTGTGTTGACCCAGCTGCCCGCCTTGCCTGCCAAGGCCTGGCTGGATGTGTCGCTGACGCGAGTCGCCAGCGATGTGGTTGCCACCTGGCAGATGGTGTTCGGCGACGCAAAGTCGGACTACCAGGACAACAACAGTGTCCAGCACTACCTGGTGGAGGTGGCCAGCGTGGCCACCTCAGGCGAGATCACCGACCTGCGGGGCAGCCAGCCCATCACGCAGGAACTGGTGAAGCACTTCGCCGCTCGCGTGGGTGACTATCCGCTGCTGCGTGCTCGAGCAACCACCAAGGAAGACGTGGACCTGGGCGAACTGCCCAACGCCAAGAGCGATGATCCAGCGACAGACAGCAGCGACATTCTGGCGACCACCAAGGCGCTCAGCGCGCTGCGCAAGCTGATCGAGGGCGCACAGGTTGGTCTGATCGGTTCATTCGCCATGGCCACTCCACCAGATGGCTGGTTGCGGGCCAATGGTGCAGCGGTGTCCCGCGCTGTCTACGCGGCATTATTCGCCAAGATCGGCACGACCTACGGTGTCGGCGACGGGGTGAACACGTTCAACCTGCCGAACCCACGCGGACGTTTTCTGCGCTTTCTGGATGACGGTCGAGGTGTCGACGCTGGTCGGGCGCTGGGTAGTGAGCAGGACGGTGCCATCCAGAGCCACACCCACACAGCCAGCTCCGCCGGCGCCGGCGGCCATACACACGGTGCTTCGAGCGACGTCCAGGGCGCGCACACCCACAACGTCCACTACGGCGACCTAACCCCGGACGGTGCGGACTGGGGCACTCCGGGAGAACCCCGAAACCCACTGAACGGGAGCGACAACCCTGCCGTTGCAACCACCACCACATCAGCAGGCGCGCATGCGCACAACATCACCATAAATGCTGTGGGCGATCACTTGCACGCTATCACTGTCAACGCCACCGGCGGCAGCGAAACGCGCCCCACCAACGTCGCGTTCCTCGCCTGCATCAAGTACTGAGACCTGCCATGAATACCAAGATCGTTTTCCAAACCGACCGGTTGGGTATCTATATCGGTGAAGCCGTGGCCGACGCATCGCCACTGGAGCCCGGGGTGTGGTTGATTCCTGCGGACTGCGTGGAAGTCAAACCGCCGGTCATCCCCGAGCGCAAGGCCGCGCTGTGGGACGGCGAGCGCTGGCAGTTGATTGACTCCTATCAGGGGTTAACCGCTTACAACACCAAAACCCGCGCCCCGATCGTGGTCGATCGCCAGGGCTCCTTGCCGGCTGGTTACACTCTCGAAGTGCCAGGCCCGGGGCAGATCTGGACCGGTGACCGTTGGATTGACGACATCCCAGCGGTGGTTGAGCTGCGGTACCAGGAACAACTGCAGGCCGTGAACATCGCCTGCCAACGCGAGATCACCGGTGGCTTCTGGTCCACCGCCCTGGGCGAACGCTACCGCTACACCACCGAACTGGACGACCAGGTCAACCTCACCGGTATGGCTCTGCGTAGCTTGAACGGACCCTATGCCTGCTACAACGAGCAGGGCATCAAAGCCTTCCGGCCGCACACCGCTGCCCAGCTGCGTCAGGTCAGTGATGAGTTCACCGAGTTCAAAATGCTGCGACTGCAGAAGGTGGCCGACTTGGCCATGCAGTTGGAGGCCGCACGCCTCGAGCAGGATCTGGACACGATCAACGCCCTGACGTGGGAGTCGTTGCCGGTATGACCTGGACCCCTGTCACGATGCGTTGGCCGGAGCAGTCCACCCAGTGGCTGAGCGATCTTGACGCGGCCAAGACGCTGGCCGGCGGCGAACTGGTCAGCACGGCGGAACGGTTGCTCAGCCTGGATTCACTGGCTACCACTCAGCCCGGACCGGTCGGCGCCGCTGCTGCAGGTGCGGTCGAGTCCGGCCGAGCTGCGCTCAGCGAGTCGTTGAGCGAGGCACCGCTGTGCCTGGTCGTCACTCCGTTCCAAAGCGGTGTGGGGCAGGGCGTGGGCCTGCAGCGCTACCTGTCGGCCCCCAACTTGCTGCGTCACCTCGGTGCCAAGCTCGAGGACACCAGCGACGACAACCGCCCCGGCGGCAAGCAATACGCCCTGGTGGTGATGTTCATGGGCACGCGCTATGACCAGTTCGCCGCCACCCTGGGCCGATTCAATGCGCTGATGCCGATCGCGGACCTGCAGCGGGCTGAGCGGCGCGCTGAACGATTGTTCGCCCTGGACGCTGAAAAGTGGGAGTTGCCTTCGGCTGGAACCTTGCCGCGCTGGTCATCGCTCCCCCTGGAACGCAGCACGATCACCAAAGCCGCCAGCCAGAGCATGGCAGGGCAGTTGGCCGTGCTGGAAAGCTACGTGGCCGACAGCTCGCCGTTATCCGATCTGCAGGCCTTGGCCAGCCGCAAGGCCTCCCAGGCACAGGCCCGCGATCAGCAGCTGGCCGACCTCAAGGCCCAGCTCGCCGGTGGTACCGCCGAATCCACTATGTGCGCCCGCTTGCTCGGACCCGGCAACGCGGCCGAACTGCGCCGCGATCTGTTGTCCGGTCACGCTCCAGGACATGAATGGCCACTGTCCGCCGGTGTGTTGCTGGTGGGCTCGCTCAAGGGCTTGAGTTTCGTTCGGGAGTTGGTCGGCCTATGACGTTGCTCCTTGACGGTGAACAGATCCGCGGTATCGGCCTCAAGGTGACGGCCAGCCTGCGCATCGAAAGCAGCGATCTGTCTGGCCAAACCAGCAACAGCGACACTGCGCACAACGGGTTCAAGCCAAAAACGCTGACCGTGGCACTGACGATTCGCTACAAAGAAGCCGAGCAACTGCGCACCCTGATGAGCCTGGCCGAAGCCACGGAAGGCGGTGGCCAGCTCAAGACCTATCGAGTCGTGAATGACACCGCCGCTGCCTTCGGTGTGCGCCAAGTGCAGTTCACGGACGGGGTTAGCGCTCGCGAAGATGACACCCTGGCTGCTTGGCGAATCCAGTTCACCCTGGCCGAAAAGCTCTCGAACCCTGAACGGGTGGAGACTCGCCGTGCCGGCAACGCGGTGGCCCAACAGTCTGCCCCGGGGCAAGCCGTGAGCGGTTCCGCCGGCACTGACGGCAGCGAGCAACCCCAGGGGCTGACGGGCTTTGAGGCCACGCTGAAGAAAGTCGATCAGTGGCTGGGAGGCACCCAATGAGCATGAAGCTGCACAAGGTGCTGAGCATTGACGGCACGACTTACCCGCTGGTCCAGGACGATGTGCGCCTGACGCTGAGCAGCCCCGGCCGGGCGACCTTCACCATCCAGGCGCCGGCCGCCGTCAAAGGCCTAGTCACCCTGGACCTGGGCTACAACGACAACCCGCTGCAGCGGCATTTCCTTGGGTATGTCGAGCGCTGCACCCAGGCCAACCAGGTGGAACAGGTGCTGGTTTGCCGCGAGATGGCCGGCATTTTGGCCCGCCCGCTGCCGATGAACCTGCGTCATGCCGACCTGCGTACCGTCCTGGGTGAGATCAGCAACCAGACCGGCCTGAAGTTCCGCGTGCCTGACCAGGCCTACACCAAGACCAAGACACCCTTTTTCTACAACCTGGCCGCCGGCTACCAAGCCATGGACAGCTTGGCCAAGGTGTTCGCCATCGATGACTTCATCTGGCAGCAGCAGGGCGACGGTGAGGTATTCGTGGGGAACTGGGCTCACAGTTTCTTCGGTGCTCGATCTGCGCTGCAGCTGCCAGTGGAGCTGTTCAACGATTACCAGGGCAACCAGAGCGCCATGATCGCGGCGCTTCCCGGGTTGCGTCCTGGTGCAATCATCAACCAGGGCGAGCGCATCACGCATGTGGCGCTGTCCGGCAATCAAATGGGCATCCGATGGAAGACGTGATCGTTCGCGCCGTTGAGCGCGCATTCCCTGAATTGCCCGGTGGTTACCACCTGCCGCGCTTCGCCCGAGTCGTCGGCATCGCCGATGCGCCGACTGGGGCTGGGATCTGTGACGACTTTCGTCCGCGCTTCGCGGTGGACCTGCAAGTGCTCGGCGTCGATGGTGAGCCTAATGCTGAACTGCCGACCTTGGCAGGCGTGCCGCTTCCAGTGCCGCTGGGCGGAGATGAAATGGGTTTCTTCGGCTTTCCCGAGGAAGGCACCACCGTGGTGGTCGGGTTTGCCTACGGACTGCCGCACAAGCCATTCATCCAAACGATCCTGCCTCATGGTCTGAGCCTGCCGAAGGTGCCCAAGGGCGACCAAGTCTGGCAGCACAGCGAAGCCTCACAGCAGCGTGTCCAGGCCGATGGCAGCTGGTTGCGCCAGACCGATGGCCGGATCCGCGACGAATCGATCGAGCGCGAAGTCCAGAGCCTGAACAACACCGAGCGGCACCAGAGCAGCACCCTGCAGATCGATGACCACTCGACCGAGTCGGTAGGCGGCATCAAGACGATCGAGGCGCTGGGCGCGCTCAAGCTGCTCTCGGCCGGATCCGCCAGCTTGGCGGCGGTGGACGATCTGCACCAAGCCACTGGCCGCGACCTCAACCTGGTGGTGGCTCGCAAGTACAACGCGGCGATCGGCGGCGATCTACAAGAGCGCATCCAAGGCGTGCGCCGCAGTCTGGCACCCAAAACCTGGCTGGGTTCGGAAGGGGTGAACGTCCTGCAGGTGATCTGCGATCTGATCGACCTGGTGCAAGAGATGAACCTGCAACTGGCCTCCCATACCCATGTGCCCGGGCCAACGCCCAGCCCCACTGATGCTGCTGGATTCACTGCCAAGGCGGCTACTGCTGAAACGCTGGCCGTGCAGCTGAAGCCCATCACCGCTTAACCAAAGGACAACAACGTGGAATTGAAGAATTTCTTCGCCCAGGACGAGCAAGGCAACAAGCTGCCAGAGGCGATCTGTTACGTGTATCAGCGCGGTACCGAAAGTCTGGCCGTTGGCTTGAAAGCGGCGACGGGCGTGGCGATCGGTAACCCGTTTTCAACCGATGTGAATGGCCGCATTGAGTTTGCCGCGCCGGACGGTCTTTACGATCTGCGGGTGGTCAAGGCCAACCGGGACTACCGGTTCCCGGTGCAGTGCCTGGATGTCACCGCGAACGTTGCGACTGCCCAGGCAGCAGCCGACAGGGCTCAGTTGGCCCGGGATGCCGCCTGGTTGTCTGCCGGTCTGTATCCCAACACTGCCGCCGGTTTGGCTGCCACGCTGAATGGTGAGTACTTCAGCGTTCCGGTCACTGGCTCAGACGACTTCCTGATCCTCTATCGCAAGGAAGCCGGGGCTGCAAAAGAGCAGGCGCGGTATGCGAGCGCCGCAGCGACCCAGAAGGTTGCCAACACGGCGAAGCGTGGCAACTACCAAGTGCTGGGCCGTACTTCCAAAGTCGAGAAAGTGGCTGCCGGTTTCGATCACCTGGTCAGCTGGAGCCGTCTGTATGTGTTCCGAGCTGCGGGGAGTCTGCCGGCTTACGTCCAGCCGGTCACAGACCTTTACGTGCCAGATGGTCACTGTGCCTATGTGGATCTGAATGAAGCACCGGTGAACAACGAGTACCTGGTGCACGTGTCCGCTGTCACCCTTGGCTCGATCGATAACCCGGCCGGCACTTACATCGAGGACGGAAAACTCATTCTGTTCACCTGCCTGAACGGGATCCTTGGTGGCGCCTTGGATCCGCAGTACCACATGGCAGCCCCTGGCACAGTCCAACGCTCCGCGCTGGCAGACGCCATCCGCAACGTAACCGACCGAGCTGGTTGGCATGTCGTGGGCAAGGCCACGAAGATGCAACCGCTGGCTTCGACTCCCAGCACCTACTCAGTGAGCTTTCCCGAGCTGCTCGTTACAGGTGGACTGACAACCACTTCCAAACGAGTTGCGCCGGTGAGCAGCGTGAGCGTGGCTTCTGGAGAGGCCATCTACGTGGACCTGGACAGCGCCCCCAATGAAAGCGGGCAACTGGTACCGCAAGTCACATCGGGTGGCTTCACCGTGGGCATGGTGACCAGTGGCACCTTTGTCTCTGATCGCAAGGTCTATCTATTCATCAACAGCACGACCGGAATCGGTGGGCCGTTGGCTCAGCAGGTGATCACGACCGACTTCGTTGATACGACCCTCAACAATCGCGGCAACCGGGCCTCGTATCAGCTGATTGGAGATCTAAGCAAGTTCCTGCTCAGTGGGACCAACTGTGTGATGTCCTTCGGCGATCTGCGCATTACTCGAGGCGTTGGCAATTCAACGCTCGTCGTGGCAGGCATGGCCGACGTGACGGTGCCTCGAGGCCAAGCGCTCTACGTGGATCTGAGCGCTGACCTTGTTGGGGGAATGCTGGTGCCGCAATTGACCACCAGTGGGTACTCGTCTGCCGGCGGTGGGATTGCATCAGGCGCCTTCGTCAACGACAGCAAGCTGTATCTGTTCATCAACGATGCGCTGGGCTTTGCCGGCGCTCTGGCGAACCGCCGCCCGGCGAACGCCTACCTGGGCGAGGTATGGCTGAAGACTTCACCCAGCAACATCATTTTCGACCCGACCACCCGCACGTTGTCCTGGGACAACTTCTTGATTCTGCCGACCATCGGCGGTCAGGGCCGGATCCGCTTGGCACCAGGCTCCTACACGTTCGCAAACAACACCTACAACGTCGCTTACTTGGACCTCTCAGTTGCCGTGACCACGGGCGACACACCCGCCACGGCGGTAAAAGGTGGCACTTACCACGATGGAACCATTGCGGAACGCTACCGTGGCCAGGCTCACCAGCTGCCTTTGTTCTACTGGAACGGCGTCAGTGACTTTGGATCGTTGGGCGGTTTCCCCCGTGCCTCAGAACCTGGAGCAACGGCTGTTTCGACCCTGGCCGTTGACGACGTGGTCGTCAAAGTCGGACTTAACACCCTCAGCGCATTTGTGAAGGGGGCCAAGTCCAGCTCCAAAAAGTACCTGGAGCAGACCATCGGCTATGAAAATAAGCCGTTCGATCCCACGGGTACTGATGCCTACGGCAACTCTGACCTGTGGCGGTTGAAGCATGGGTATGAGTGTGACGTGGATTTTTCCACGATGGCCTTCACTCGGGCCCGGGCGGGCCAAGCGCTGCTTAACGGTGGCGAGATTGAGGGCGCCTGGAAAGAACAGGGCGCAGTGGATTACTTCGGCGGTTACCACGGCGACGAAATCAAAACCCATGCCGCACTGTTCCTGGACGGCGTGCAGATCCCGTTCAATACGGTGGCCACGTATGTGGGCAAGAAGTTGGAACTGGTTCAGTACTCGAAGTTGTACAAGTGCAATACCCAGATCGAGGTGGCAACTCACGCCAAGCGAGTGAGCATCACCCACGATCATGGGAGTATGAAGATTGAACTGTCGCAACAAGTGGAATGGTCGAAGTCGCTGGTTCTTGAGGCCGCCATGATGACCATGCTGCCGATCAAGCGGCTGTTGGCCGATACGTCGGGCGATGTCATCACCAACACGGCCATGCGCGCGCCCTACGCTTCGACAGAAGACGTGTCCGCTACCGGCTTTCCACAAGTGGCCACGCTTGGAAAACTTCCGGCGTCGAAGCTTTGGGGGCCTACTGGTATCTCCGCGAGCGTCGAGATCCTGAAGCATCCTGGTCACGCTGACTGCGGTTTCTACGTGGCGAACGCGAGCTTTTACAACAAGCTCTATTACAGCGTTGCCGGCAGCACTGTCAGCACCATGGGCGGCGTCAATCACACCACGCAACCTGGTGAAGCGTGGGACGTAGAGAGTGTCATCAGGATGACCACCTCCAATTAATAGTCCGCAGCCCAGAGCCCGCCTTGTGCGGGCTTTTCATTGAGGCTGAATTGGGGGGCAGGAGATCGATCATTCGTTGATTCGACCTGCAGTGAAATGGTCGTGCTTAATAGTGGGGTAGGGGTGCCCCGTTTATTGCTGTTTTTTCAAGTCTTGCTATTTCTTACTATTATCTTTGGTTTTACGACACTCTGTCGCATTGCGCAGAAGAGCAACTTACTCATTTTTGATTAACGTACTTCCTATTGCGGATACCGTTCGTCGGAAAGCTATCGGTAATTCGGTAAGTTGCTGACACTTTCCGTGGGTGTCCCCAAAAAAGGTCTTTCCGCTGGAAAGCCTTATAGACCTTGGGAATTAACCAGAAAGCGTAGTGGCAGACTGGGGTACACAGAGAGTGTAAAAACACCAAAGCCCGCACGGGGCGGGCTCTGGTGTGTGCACCGTCTGGCTGGTGAGTGCCAGAAAGGCTGTGATAGGATCGCTCCTAATCACCTGAAGCTGTACATCTTTGTTACCGGAATTTCAAAGGTTATGGCTAAGTGACGAACCCGTCAAGGATGAACAGACCGTTAGTAATGCTTAATATAACCAAAGTTATATCGTTAAATTGAGTAGTGCGAACGGTTAAGTAAGATGGAATGCTAGCCTCTAGAGGCTAACAACGTTACGTTGGGACGTTACTGAATTGGGTGAGAAACTCTGCGAAGTTTCGTTAATGCGCAGTTTTCTCTAACCTTAAGAGTATTAGCCGATGAAATCATTCATTGATCGCTATCTGCCCGAGGAATTGCTCCGGGCATTCCAAGCTGCCTATCTGGCGATCCGCTTGGTTCGAGCTATCCAACAACTGTAGCGTTGTTAAGCAGGGGCCTTTGGCCTCTGCTTCTATTATTCCGGCGAGGGGGCTTTACTCCAGTCGGCACCACCAGGATTGCGCGTAGGCGCAACCGTCGATGTACTCAATTCCGCTCAAGACAAACCCCGTAACTGCCATCCCGGCTAGCGTGGCATCCAGCAGCCTGGGTAAAGGATCTGGGTCCTTCGGCATCCCCACATCGACGCGAGCGACATTCGCGCTCCGACCAAGCTCATGGTTGTTCTCTGAATTCACCATCACATTCCCCATGATCGGAGGATAGCGCCGCCTTTCCTGAGGCGTGAGCGCGATGCCATGGCGCCGCATGGGGGTAACAAGCATATGCATGAGGCAGCTCCTATCTACTCGCCACTCTGATGGTCAAGCAGCGCTTCCACCGCGTAGGCCAAGGCGCCATCGGCCTGCTCCAGGAGATCGCTGAGCCCATCCCGGTCGATCACCTGAGTTCGGTGCAGAGCGTGTGCCTGAGTCAGCAGAGCTTTATGGTGAGCTCCGGGGTGATCGAGCAATGCGACATCGTCCCGCAGCATTACTTCCCACTGCGCGATCGCCCTGGACTTATCACCCGGCACTTCAGCGTGTTCCTGGTTCATCACCCGTATCCTCATCAGCTAAAAAAAACTGTATGCATAAACAGTATATCAGTGGGAAGTGTTCGGGCTAAGTCTGTCCGATGAAAAACCGTCCGCAGCGACCGACGAGCGCAGCGGAGGAAAAACGTCGGGTGAAGAAAAAAACGTCCGAAAAAGCACTTATCCCCCTCCCGCCGACGGGCTTTGTGTCCTTTTTTTGTGCAAATCCGGATGTAGTGCAAACGAACCTGTAGCCCAGGCGGGCCGTGGGGCTCTGCAGGGGACCGGCCATTGCACAGAGTGCAAAGTTTTGAAGGGAAATGCAGTGCGGTTGCACAGCAGCACTCAGGGCGGTCACGGACGGGGTGATGCTGGAGCCCCCGGTTTCATTGGGTGGAAACTCTTAAAGCATGGGTTTCGGAGGGTTTTCAAAAACGTGCACGATCTTTTTGCGACGGGCATTGGCGGTGTACGGGGAGAGGCTGAATTCCCGGCAGCCACGGCTGGTGCGGGCTGTGGCGGGTTTGATGGATTTCACAGAACTAAAAGCGATGGCGGATCAGATTCCCCTTCATGTAGCCAATACGTCCCTCCTGGAAAACATATTTTTTCTTGAGATTCATTCTTAAGGGCGGGGAGGGTATTTCAAAAAGAGCGATATGAGTAATACGGGGTGGGTGACGGGGCTGGAACCCCCGGTTTTACTGGGGGCAGCGGTATTACATGGCAAAGTAATATTCAGCGATATGAAAAGTAATATTTCTGCCAAACCCCCGGATTCATTGGGTTTTAAGGAATAGAAATATAGCTTTATAGAAAAGTAATACTATCGCCTTCCTATCGCTCAAATATCGCCTTTTCCTAAAACGGCTGGACGCTTCAATCTACAAGGGCTGTAGACGATTTCGCAGAGGCATATTACTAATATCGCTCTTTTTGAGGCCCCTCACGGATTTTGAGGAGCCAATTACAGGGGGCGGCAGCAGCACGCTCGCGTCCTTGGTCTTGAGATTGTCAGGCTAATTGGCCGATCAAGCTTTTGCTCGACCTTGAGCCACACGAGACGGCAACACAAAAAGGAACTGGGCAAGAGCTACGGCAAAGTCGACTGCCTTTTGCGCGTCCGCCTCGTTGGGGAGCACAGCCTCATCGTCTGCATGGCGTTGGTCGTTCGCTTCAAGTCGGACCTCATGCGCCCACTCGGCCATTTCTGCAGTGATTAAGTGCTCAGCAGATGCCTGGTCGATGCGCTTATACAGCGATCCTGTTTTCAGACCTTTTTCTTTCAGCATCGAGTCTACGGCTGACGCAGTAAGCATCACGGCGCCTGCGGGGGCATGAATGCTGGCAATAGCTTGTTCGAGGAAGGTTCTTGCGCGTTCAGGGATTGAATCATGCACGGTGCGGGGGGAAGGCCACATCTCAACTATTAGCCCGAACTTATTCAGATTCTGACTCCAGCGAGAGACTGTGAGCGTCATTCCACCGCAGCTTTGGCAAATATACGTCACCCAAAATCGCCGATTGGACTGACTGCTGTTGTTGGTTTCTACAGATGCGCCGCGATACAGATTCGGCACGGCGATCTCACAATGGGGGCACCGCGGGAGGGGTAAGTGCGATCCTTGCAGCATATTCATGCTTTCGAGGTTCCTTGGGAGTTGGCTAATTACATGCGCAGAAAACAACAACCCACAATCAAACGGCCCCCAATACGGCCCCCAGAGGATGGCGGAAAAGGACAAACAACGCTGGAGGGCTTGAAAATAGTGGAGCGGGTGAAGGGAATCGAACCCTCGTTATCAGCTTGGGAAGCTGTGACCGGCCACAACTGTGGATTCAACCGGGCGATGCAACACACTGGATTTTGTGTAAACGGGATTTCGGTTAAAACGGCAAATGCAGCACCCTGGGTGCTGCATTTGAGGCGGGAGACCGCAGATTTCTGTCGGCCGCAGACGCGCTACACAGATCAGCTGTTGGCGTGATCTACCGTCTTGGCTTTGCTTTGCGCCACAGCGGCTTCAGCCTTCTGTTTCTGTGCAACCTGGAAGGCTTCCAACGAGACTTTCCGGGCCGACTCCATGCGTGCGAAGGTCCGGTCACCGCCACCTGTGGCCATCGCCAGGGAAGAAGCGGTCAGAGCGGCGATTACGAAGAGGGCTTTCATGGATTTCATTTGGGTATCCTCGAGTGAGATTTGTTAACTGTTAAAGCGGAATTCATTGGCTAGAGCTGAACGTCCTTGTTCAACCTGGATTCACCAGCCAGCCAGGGCGGCGTTTCCTGGTGTCCAGGTGCCTTGCTCCATGCGTGCGTCGGTGTCTCTGTTTTTTGCCCAGACGGTGAGCAGTACCATCATCCCGAACCCACCGACGATGAGCACCGGATAGGCGGCCAGCAACTCGACCAGCGAGTACTTCCAGGCCAGCGGACGACCAACACCGAGCATGGCGGCATAGAACCACGACACGCCAGAGAGGGCGCCGGAGAATAGCGCCAGCATGCGCAGGTTGAAGGAGAGTTTGAGTATCGAGCCGGCTTTTTTCAGCGCCGGCAATACAGCGCT